GGCTCTGGTTCAGGCTCTGGTTCAGGCTCTGGCTCTAAAGGAGGAAGGACATCATCTGGACAAACCATCATATCTTGTCTAGGATCATATACTTTTTCTACATTACCTACACATCCTGTTTCAGGTGGTATATCAACACAAATCCCATCTACTTCTTCAGTGCCTTCAGGACATTCACATTCACCATCTTCATTTCTAACTTTACCACCTTCACAAGGAGGTGGGTCTACAGGAGGAGGTGGGTTTACAGGAAATGGATCTCCCCAAGGATACGGTCTTTCAAATGTGCTTATCAAACCATCATCATAAGAAAATGGATCAGTTCCTATATCAATTTCTACACTATCAGGAACTCCGTCACCATCGCTGTCACCGTCTTCTTCTTCAGCAGGAGCTTCGTACCAAGGATTAGGGATTTGACCTTCAGCACCAGCAGGACCAACAATGGTTATTGTTTCAGAGTTAGGATCGATACCTTCAGGTATTTCTCCTAAATCTTCTAAGTCTGTAGGTATGGAAACTGTACCGCCATCAGGCAGATTATAGGTTGTTTCTGTAGGAAATTCTGCTTCGTCAGGTATTTCGCCTGTGTCAGGTCTTTTTCTTGTTACTCTATTAGGATTTGTTTGTCTAGCTACTAATGCATCCCAAAGAGCATCAATTTCAGCTAAATCAAAATAACGATCTAGTCCTCTTCTAATTAAAAAATCTTCAAACGCTTTTCTATCTAAAACTGCATCTGAATCATCATACTGTGCATCAATCTCTGCTAATGCTTCTGTTACATTTTCAGCCATAATAGTATACGCCTAAGATTAACGAAGCAACAGAAGAGACAACACCAAGTACACCCTTAAGGCATTTTGTACCAAACTCCATGTCTTTCTTTTTTTGCCTAGATATTCTATTCAATTCTCTGGCTCTTTGTTTTTTGGCTTCTGATTGGAACTTTAACCAATCTTGGTACATATTAGGTCTTCCAGCATAGATCATCCATTCCCTGATCCATTCTTCCTGTTGCCTGAGTTTCTCAAGCTCCATAAATGCTTTTAGGTCTGACTTTCGACCTCGTTTGTTAGCTCGTCTAGCTACGTAACTTTTGTTGTTAAAGTATTCCGCACAGGAATCTGCAACATCATAAAGTTCTTTTCCATGTTGCAAAGCAGCTTTGATAGTTGTAAAGGCTGCGTTTGCTGCTGCTATTTCCGCTAACATTGGTCATTTCAGTTAGTAATATCTTCCGTATATATTTTTTAAAGACTCAGCAACTTGTTCCCTAGGGATATACCTACAATCCATTGTGTTTCCCCTAGAAGTACAAAAACTTATTAAATCTCCTCTTTGTACTTTTAATGTTGGTTGCTCTTCTTGTGTCTGTGTTCCTAAACTACATCCTGTCAAAAATAATAAAATTAAAACTATCCTCATTTCTTCAAACTCATTAATTTACTAACGCCTCTTATGCCAAATGATGAACTTATACAAATAAATAATAAATATTGATACCATTCTGGTAATGTGGACAGTGCGTGAAATCCATGTTCTACCCTGTCCAGTATTCTTGGATCATTCATAGCAATAGCATAGCCTACACAAAATATAGGGATTGCTAAAACTAAAGTCCAAAACTCGTCTTTCCATGAATCTTTTGTAGCATCAGCCATTGTTTGTTCCCAGTTTGCATCATTCTGGATAACAGACAATTTAGCTTGGTGTTTTGCTTGGGCTTCCTCTGCTTTATTCTTTAGATGTGAAGTAACTACACCTGCAATAGGAGAGATTAAAGCAGAAAGAATATTCATTGTGGAACCTAAAAAGGAGCCATTGCTGACTCCTTGGTTAGATTAGAGTACCAATACAAAACCAGTTTCTGAACGCAAAGGCTCTACACCGTAGAGTCGATCAGCAGTCAAAAGAGTGGCTAAGTATTCTTGCTTGTAAGTAGTTTGAGTACGAACACCCACTTGCTCAACAAGAACCATAGTGTCTCTGTGTGCGAAGATTGCTCCTTTGACATCTACTGAACTAGCAGAGTTGTCACTAGCAGTTTCGACAGTTTGACAGTTATTGGAAACAAAAACGTCAATTCCGTACAAGTTACCAATCAAACCGTTAACAACTGTCTGACCTCCAACAAAGTCAGCAGAAGTATAACGATCAATACCCATAATGGAGTTTCTCGCTGAAGGAGGAACAACAAGGAATCGATTATCCATTGGAGTGTCTTGCTCGTCCATCTTCTGAATCAAAGCTCTAAAACCTGCATCAGTAAACACATCAGTGCCACCAACAACAGTATCAACAGCATAAGCTGACAAACCACTAGACGCATCAATATAGTACGAGTTACTGTGAACGTAGTCAGTAGCACTTGCGTTACCTTGGTCTCCAAAGTTTTGAGCAAGATCATGCAGCGCAGTATCTACCTGAAGTGCCAAAGCATAACCAGCGTCTTCAGTATAGAAGCCCCTAAGAGATGCCAAAGCCTGTACATCAGCAATATCGTCAATCAAACGAGAGTATTCGTAGTGTTGGTTAATTGCTACTTGAACTTCCGTAGAAGTACCATGCAGAATGTTAACCAGTGTACCCTCAGTTTTACTGGAGGCAGCACCACGGTCAGGAGAAGGAATATGGATAACATCCCCTTTCTTTCCTTCCATAGACATTTTCTTGACCAAGTTAGCCAAGACTAGGTTTTTTTCGTAAGAAGCAACAATTTCATCCGACCAAATTTCTGGGATAAAAGTTGCGGCTTCCGTTGCACTTATCGCCTTTGCCGCTGTGCCAAAGGCACCAGAGGTAGACGTTACATAAGAGGGTTGTGTAGCCATGATAAAAGTCCTATATCAAATTAGTTAACGAACCCTTCGTTCAGCGTATGCTTGCATTATTTCGCCTGACAACGACTGATAACGATCAGGGTCTTCCTTCATAAGTTTTATAATGTCTGCTCGTCTGTATATTTTCTTAGAGGACGGTGCTGTAGAACCTTTAGTTGTACCTGTAGATGCTGCTTTTACTGCTTGTTTTCTCTCTTTCTTTTCCGTCTGTGCAGTCTGTTGAACTGTTTGTTTACGGTCTTTCCAAAGATTTAAAAGCTCATCTGCGGTTTCATAGTCATACATTTTATCCGCTTGTTGAAAAAGTTTCTGACGAACTTTAGAAGCAGTAACCCATTCCTGAAAACCTTTGTCTTGGACAATAGTAGACATATCAGGGTGTAATCTTTCCAACTGAGCTTTAGCAGTTTGTTGCCTATACTCAGCTTGTATTTTTTCTGCTTCTAGTATTTTAGGATGTCGTTCAATCTGTCGTTGAATAGCTTTTTCTGGATCTGAGAAAAAATCTATTTCTTCTTCAGGTTGACTATCCTGCTTGAGTTCTGTCTGACCTTGTATATAATTATCAACAACTTTACGAAGTTCTCCCACTTCAGAACTTTGTTTACCTAGAAGTTTTTCAGCCTCTTGGTGCATCCTGACAATTTCAGAAGTAGTTTTACCTCTGTACTTATCTGGGAGCTCTTCTTGAGGTTGTGCTTCTTGGGTTGTTTCAAATGCTAGTTCTGCTTGCTGTGGTTCTTCTTGTTGTTGAGTTTCGTCTACGTCAGTACGCTCAACGTCTAACAATTTAGCCATTATAAACTCCGTCTACTAATGATTGTGGAATAGGGCTTAGATATCAGGACTCTAAGAGTTTTCCTGTTTGCGTTCTTGCTTGATTGTGTATTCTCTATGTTTAGCCCAGTTCTTAGTGGCTTTAGGAAAGTCACCGGAAATGGGGTCAAGAGAAAAGTTTACGGTTGATATTATTCTATGGGCAACCTCAGGACACTGAGGACAAGGAACTGCCACAGTGTCACTGGATGTTATTCTTTCATGGGTATGTTCATTAGAACATTTAAAATCATAAAGAACAGCCATTACTTAATCCCCATCTTCATCAAAATACTGTTCTTCCATACTTTTAATTTGACTTTCCAAGTTAAGTATAGTACCAAGAACTGCGAGTTGACCTTTTCTGAAGTGGAGATCAGTTTCGTTTTTAGTTGCTTCCACAGAGTTGATATTCTGTACGTTAGTTCTGAGATCATTACAAAGATTTCCCCATCCTTCCGTATTAAACATTTCACGGTAAGAATTATAATACCGTTCCATATCAATTATTTCTTCAGTTTTGTTCACTGTTTACCCCTTAGGACAGTTATGTATATATAAGTATTATACCATACTTTTATGCAAATGTCAAGCTATTTTTTTATTATTTTTTTAAACGGTCTTTTGTTCTTACCATTTTTAGTAGGTGGTCTTCCTCTTTTTGTTCCGTATGTTCCTTTTCCCATTGGCATAGCAAATCTCCTTTCATTTCCTTCGTTAAGTCGCATTACAAATTACTTATTACAATATTTGTCATAATAAAAAAACAACAAATTAGGTTAGTTAACACTAGCACTGTTCTAACAGCAGCAACCGCATTGGCTTCTTTATCGTCATTGCCAACTTTCTCACCTAGACTCAATGCCCAGATACGCCACAGTTTTTTCATTGACTACCACCGTTTACAACTCCAATACCTCGCTGTAAGTTTTGACGGTGGGCTTGTGTCACACTTATGTCTCGCTCTAAATGATTTACGTCTTTTTGGCTGATCTTTTTTAACACTTAAATTAGGATCACCGTATCTAATTGTTTTTGTCTGGTTTCCTACTTTTGCAACAACAATAAATTCTTTAGAACTGCCTTTGGGTAATCGTTTAGGTTTATTGTAACCTGTAACCCCTGCACGTTTTAATTTAGGATCTTTTTCCTTAGGCATTACACTCTCCTAAAACGTCTGGTTTTTTTTGCAATCTTTTTAGGCTGAGAAGAAAACTGTTTCCCTGCTTTAGTATCCTTTCTTTTTTTACGTGTTGTAGCTGCGTATTCCTGTGATGACATAGACTTGATAGCCTTTTCAGGTAAATAACGCTCTCCAGTTTTAGCACTGGGTTTACCGGACTTAGTTCTCCACTTCTGCTTAGTCCATGACTTTAAAGACCGTTGTGGTTTTTTTAGAGCCATATTATTTGCCCCATTGTTTTCTTGCTGTTTTCTGAGCCTTCTGGCTTAGTTCACCATAATGAAACAATTTTTTACTATTTGCTGTGTGTGTTGTACCAGTATGTAGCGTACCATCAGACATTTTATGTGTCTTACCTTTAAATACAGTACCGTCTTTTTTGTAATGATTTACACCTTTCATCTGTCACCTCATAACACATTGTTTTTTCGATAATCATCAATGGCTGCTTTTATTGCGTCTTCAGCTAACACAGAACAATGAATCTTAACTGGAGGAAGAGCTAGTTCTTCAGCAATGTCACTATTTTTAATCTGTCCAGCCTCATCAATGTTTTTCCCTTTTACCCATTCTGTTAGCAATGAACTAGAAGCTATAGCTGAACCACATCCATACGTTTTAAACTTTGCATCTTCTATTATACCACTAGCGTTTACTTGAATTTGTAATCTCATAACGTCACCACAGGCAGGTGCGCCAACCATACCAGTACCCACAAACTTTGAACTA